TTATATGTGTTATTTTCCTAGTTTTTAGCGTTCATAGCTAAGTCCTATCCACGGCTGGTTATGACTCAGGATTTATTAGTGGAAGCAATAAAGTTTTGATGTATCGCGGGATAAGTCTGACTACCGACGATAATAATGTTTGGAGCGTTAAGATATATTTTTAAAAGGAGGTGGTTGCATCTTGGGTATGATTAATTTGCGTAACAATATTGTCAAGTTTAAGTTGCATAAATCCTGTAAAATTGTCCAGCTAAAAGAATACTTGCGCGCTTTTCCTGAGTCGATAGCTCCTGAGGCTGTTGATCGAGTTGTGCGTACTGAAGCAAAGTTCCTAACTGGAAACAAGGTTGATTATCTCTCTATATTCGATAAGAAGATTAACCAATTCTTCGGCATTGATGTGTCCCAATCTAGAGCGGGGATTAAAAAGTTAGGGAGTGAGTCGCTGAACAGTTCCCATCTTTACTTAAATGGTGAAGTGTTTAAAGCCTTTGAGGATGATAATTATAGAAAGATTGGTCCTTATAGTATTAGACAGCCTTTTAGTAGTATCTTTGAGTCGACTGTTGGTGAGTACTATTCGCGTATAGATCCAAAATCTTATAAATTCTCTAGGTCCATACTCGCCAAAGCTGTGCTAAGAGTTAAGAAGTTAGTAAAAGCTAATTCTTTGAGGCCTATTAGCCTTGAGGAGTCTGTTGAACGTGCTTTGAAGACTAAAGCTCATGGATTGCCATATCATTTGAGGGGTAACGAAATGCTTAACGGCAGGAGAGCATATCTTTATTATTATGATCTGGCCGCATCAGATCTAAAGAGAAAGAAGTTAACTTTCATACCATCCATGATGTTTATGCGGCTTCAGCCTAGTGGAGGCGACTGGGTAAAACATAGAATCGCATTCGGAATTGCCCATCATGTTAATTACTTAGAGGGGATGATACAGAAACCGTTACTAGAACATCTTGTGACGTTACCGCAGTTTAGCGAGAATGCTGGCCCTGGCAAATCTGATAGTGTTATTACGAATATTTTTAGCAAGGCCAAGCTTAAGAGTATAAACTTGATAGGTTTTGACGCTTCTGGTTATGATAAATCTATATGTATAGAGCTATTGGAGGCTGCCTTTGGCTGCATCAAGTATTGGTTTGATGGCACATTGAATTGGTTAATTGATGATATTTGTCGATATACTTATTCGTGCGACTTAGTTTGTCCCCTTGGAGTGGTAGTTGATCGCAATAGAGGCGTTGCGTCAGGTACAAATCACACTAATTTGGTCGACAGTATAATTCAGCTTATTTTACATGAGTATGTGGTTATTACTCTTGGTGTAGCTGATTCCGATTACATAATGCCTACAGTTCAAGGAGATGATGGAGTTTGGG